GTATTCCACCAGCTATCTGAGGGATCAACAATGCTGATCCCAGGTCCTAAAATTTGTAATATTTTATGAGCCAAAATTGATGCAATAGGCGTATGTTTAGCTTGGATATATAAACTAGCTGCCTTAGCACGCAGTAAATAAGTTTGTTTCTTTGCCGCCACATGTAAATATTGGCCGGCACAGCTAAAGAATACCCTGGGTATTTGTTCCACAGGGACCATTGAATGCATGGTTTTGATTGAAAAACTGTTTCCACAAAATGTTGTATCTTCTAAATCTGAAGTATATTTCATTTTAATGTTAAATCCAAGTAGATTAAAATCACGAGGTGTGATTAAGTTTTTATCCATTCCAAATAATCCATCATCACCTTCAACAAATCCATCAAGTTTTATATTATGTTGTTTTGCTATAAAAAGCATATTCATTAAATTTGAGAAACTGTTGGCCAATGAGGTCCACATTTCTCCACTCATTCGTAATCCTGACACTCGAATTGAATAATCCTTGTTAGTTAAATGTTCTAATCTTGGTACCAATTTAGGTCCAACCTTTTGATAATAACACATCATGACATCATATAATAATTCAGGATTATTAGATAACATAAAACGCCAAAGGACACATTCTACATTATCCACATACATTGGTGAAAATCCAGCTTCAAAGCTAGAATAATCAGTTTCCAAAAAATAAGGATATTTCCTTATTCGCATTATATCATGTGGTAATTCTTTAATAATTTTACCTTTAACAAAATATTGTGAACAAATTTTATTTGCATACAAATAATGTTCAATCATTTTGATAGCAGGTCCGACCCTGCTTTTAAATCTGTCAACTCTACTATTGATAAATCTTAAATGTTTTGGTACTTCATAAAATTCATGTTTAATAAATGTTTTAATTTTAAAATCATCTTGAGTTAATTTTGACCCAGTTTTAGGATCAGTAACATGTAAAGTTTTATAAGCTTTTCTTAAAGCGTTTTTACGTTTCAAAGAAAAATGTTTTAAACTTAAAATCCAATTTTCAAATGTTTGATCTAAATTTTCAATTTTCGGTAATGGAACACAAGTGTCTTTCAACCACTTAGCAACGAAATCGCCCAATTGGTTGAGATGATTGGGTTGAGCCACTGGCAGGTGAGGAGTTAATCGCTTAAGAACACCGCAATGCAAGTTATGAATACTTCTAGGTTCTGTACAGAATGGGACTGTATTAACAGGTCCAAGAACTACAGCATAAGTTTGTTTCTTATGAGCTAAAAGAAAATGTTTG